CTGTAATTTAGCTTTCTGGGCTACCAAAAGATCATTTTCCCAGACCCAATCAACACCTTCCATGATGCCATTAACAAAGGCATCTGGGGCTGAAGGATCTGCTACGATATCAGCAGCAGTTGCAAGGTGGAAATCGGACTTAACATATCTGACGCCATTCTTTTCTTCTAATGATCCCATTCCTCTTGATGAAACACCAAGCGAAACACCATCACCAATTAATCCCTTGGCGATATTGCCCATAGGGGTATCCATCAACTTAGCACGACCGATATAATTGCTGCCTTCTTTTACAAGGCTAGTGATCATGTGCGATACACGATCTAGATTAATCGAAGGACCGTCTGGATGACCTAATTCACCGAGTGCTCTGTTTGTTTTGATAAACGCATTTGAATAGCGCTCAACTTCCTTCTCCATGATCTCGGAAGGATAGCAGCGACCATTGCGATTAGTAATATCAGCTTGTAGGAATACGCCTTCAATGAAAACATTCTTCTTCCCATCTTCACGGGCTTCAGTAATCGTTTTGACGTTTTCTACTAATTCGGTGATCAGTTTCATTTAGTTATCCTTAGGTATAATACGTGCTAGGGAACGTGCCTTCTTTTTGAAGCTCGATCAGCAAAGTACCTGAAGTAGAATTGGTCAATGTAACCGCCAAATTTGCTGACTTATCAAGTGTCAACGCATTGCCATTACCTGCGTAATCAAAATATCCGCTTGAGTCCCAAACAGCAACAGTATTAGAACCACGAGCGATTGTCCAAAATGAACTGTTACCTGAAGGTGAACCTACCCAGAGTTGAGTAATTGATGCGCCGGTGATTACTTCATCACCTGTAGCAATGTCACTAACAGTTGAATTGCCTGCAATAACAATACTTCCGGTACCGGTGAATAAAACAGTTGTTGATAGATTTTTTCTATTTGCACTGATTCTAGTATTTGCGTTAAGTGCCATTGTTACTCACCCTTATTCTGAATTGCAAATGAAAGCATCTTATCAAAACCGTCTAGTGACTTCAAAGCTACTTCGCAAAATTGATCTTGATTTTCTTCTGACAGTCTGTTTAAAACAGTGGCAATAAGTGTTACTTCGCGCTCTGAAATTGATCTGATTTCTTCGTTTGCAAAAACGATTTCGCCGGTTGCTAGTAGGTCAATAAATTCTTCACCCATACGAACCTTGGCGCCACCGTGGATTTTTCTACCAGCCATCTTAATGCCAGCAGTGCGCTTGCGAATCTTTTGATCTTCAGCCGAAGTGCTATCCTTCTGTGCTTTATAAAATTCCCGATCATCTTCGGCGTTTTCTTTATCATCACGAGCCTTATCACGATATGCACGAACCATCTTCTGTGACAATTCACCTAGCGCTTCGACTTCTTCGTTAGCTTTCTTTGCTTTCCAAGCTGTTGCATAAGCAATCGCTTTTTCTTTAGCAGTTAGAACGCCGTCTTTCGAATACTCCTTCTTGATAGCCTTGACCATCTTTTCTTTGCCAGGAGGTGCAACTTCATCGACTGATTCTAGTGACTCATAGACCTTTTCATCTTCGCCAGGATTGTAACCCTTACGTCCTTGCTTGCGGTCAATTGGCTTGATCTTAGAAGCCTTGAATACTTCATCATCATTGCCATTACGGTCTGGATTATCAACACGGACATGCTTATCAACGAACTTCTGCTCGTCAGGCGACTTAACCTTCAGATAGCCAGTCGCAGCTGTCTTACCTTCTAGAAATTGATTAAGCGTCTTCGCCATCTTCGTCATCCTCGTTGTCTAAGTCTAGGTCATCTAAATCTAAATCTTCATCATCATCAAGGTCTAACTCATCGTCAGCATCATCATCAAGGTCTAGATCATCATCGGCGTCATCTAAATCAAGATCATCATCTGCCTCTTGCTCAGGTGAAAACATATTCTGAGCGACCATCTCACGATAATTGTCTAGTTGAGTCGCAGCTTTCTGTCTGATAATAGAATCAAAAGCATCCATCACTTTAGTTGGTGACTCTTTTGCACTAAAATCGATGATATCTTTCACTGTGTATTCAGTCATGTTCATTAACTCCGATTATTTATTTGTTTTATTAACTGGTGGTTTTTCTTGTTCTACGGGTTGTAATTGTTCGCCACTTGCAGGTGTTTGACCTTGAGTGTCAGCCAAGTCGCTTATCGTAGTGCCATCTTCTTTTTCACCAGCAATCTGATCATCAATTTCCTTAATATCCTCATCAGATTGACGCAGAACGTTTCTACGAACCCACTCATTAGAATAATAGCGACCCACATAATCGTCAACATCACGTAGCATCGAAATGCGGTCACGAAGAATTTCTGTTTCCTTAAGTTCTGCAAAGTAGTTATCAACGCCATATTGGAAGCGGATAGTCGATGCAAACTCAGGCCACTCTTCAAGCGACACAACACCTTTGAGTATCAATTGCTTTTCAAGAACCTTAATAAAGAGCTGTGAAAATTTTAATCTTAGGCGCTGACTAAACTTAGCAAACTTAATTTCATCTCTAGTAATTTCAGTAGCACGACCAATGCTATATGTTTGGTCGGGCTGTAGACGACCGATAGGAACATTCAATGAACGAAGTAACTTCTGTTGGAAGTATACAACATCCTCCATGTTACCTAAGTTTTGACCACCAGGTAGTGTAGTAATTTCAGTGCCCTTACCACCTTCACGGCGAGGCAACCAGAAATCTTCAAGCATGGTCATGAACTTACGATCATCACGAATCTCACCAGTTGATGAGTCATAAACAACTTTGTTCTTAAACTTCGCCATGATATCACGTAGATATTGTTCAGCCTTCATTTTAGGAAGGTTACCAACATCAATATAGAAAATTCTTCTTTCAGGCGCTCTTGAGATACGATATATTACTAGCGAGTCTTCTAAAGAACGTAACTGATTTAGTGGCTTGATTGCCTTGTGTAAATATGACTGAACAAGATCACCATTAGGATTTGTTAAGCCACTTGTAATGTAAACAATAGAATCTTTAGCAATTTTGATACCAGTATTCTGTGCAGTGTAACCTGATGTTGCTACAGTTTTCACAAAACCTTTATCGTTATACACATAATACTCAGCGCCATTCTGTATTAAATTTACGCCGTTAACATTCTTTTTACTTTTCTTTTCACGAACCTTACGAATATTTCTAGGATCGACATAACGAAGTTCCTTGATACCGTCCTTAGGTGCCTTTTCATCGATAATAGCATGGAAGTATAAACGACCATCAACATACCAACGCTTGAATAAATCGTAAGAAAGATTTTCAAACTCGAGAAGCTTCAATACATTATCAAACTCATCAATGACCAATTTTTTAATTTTATCTGGTTGTTTCAAGTCATCAAGAACTAATTCAACAGGCTTAACGTCAGGTTCACCTACGATAACTTCATTAACAATATCATCAATAGCAGTTTCCAATTCAGGATGCTGCGCCATTTCACGATACTTATTAACTAGTTCTGTTTCTGTTCTAATTGCGCCATCAAGATCAATGTATGTACCATAAACGCCACCGGCTTGAACAACCATAGCTCCATCTTCAGTTTGCTTTGGTGCAAATGAGACGGGCGCTGGCTCTTCAACCCTACGTTTAATTTCAAAACCAAATAATTCAGCCATATTATATGCGACTCTCTATTAAGAATATGAAGGGGATCCTTTCGAACCCCCCTCTAAAAAATTAGGCAACCGTGCCATCAAGTGTAGAACCGCGAGTCAGTTCATAGTAGTCATATTGGAAAGTGACTGTGAATTTTTCAATGGTGTCTGTTGAACCCCAGTCAAGATCGATTGATGAAATTTCAGTTGGGAACAAACCAACAAACGAATATTCCCGAAGTAGGTCGCCGGTCTTACCATATTGGATGACCTGTGCGGCTGACTTATACTCGCTAGGTGAAGCACTTGGGAAGTTACGAAGGTTGTTGGTTAGTCCATTAATTGCACTGTGCCAAGCCTCCATAGCATTCCGAATTGCAAAGTCTTCATCATTGATGATTGTGACTGTCCAAGCTTCAAACGTTCTGTCACCAGCAAGTTTAATCTTACGACCGAAGTAAGGAACTTCGATTGGTCCGATTGTTGAACCAGGAAGCTGTGCTGTTTCACAAAGGAATTGCATTGCCTCATCGCCAGCGCCATTCACCGGATTGGTGACATTAACGTTGAACAATGTAGGACGAGCACCACCTGATCTTAAAGCACCTGTGATATCGTTGATTCTAAAAGTCATTTTTGATTCTCCTATCTATCTTTATTTATCTTAGCCGACGATCTCGGAGAACTCAATGCCACTACGAACAGCAACAAAGTTTAGCTGGATGTAGTTGATTGACTTCGCTGGCTTGATGTAGATATCACCGACAAACCGGTTTCCATCACTCACTTCAGCAGTGTTATTTGTTTCATCGCAGACAACCTTGTAGTCGTAGATGCCGCGGCGACCTTGAACATCACGAAGATAAGGATCGATTAGGTTGCGGAACTGGGCTCTTGTAAAGTCATCGTTGAACTCGAATAGTGAAGCCTTAGCAGCAATACCGATAGCCTTCTCAAGAACAATGAACAAGCGGCGAACGTTGATACGATCAAAAGCGCTAGGACGATTTAGAAGTGTTTTATCACCGAATAGCAAGGTGCCTTGACCTGGCATAGTAATAACTGGGTTAACACCGTTCTTGTATAGAACATCACGATCTGATTTGCTTGGGTTATAAGCAAGCTTGATGATGTTCTTAATCTGACCACGAGCAGCACCAG